CTCGTCCTGATCTGCTACTTCCTTGATGTCTGTCTCGACAATCTTAGGACCAGTAACCGGCTGTAGCTCAGGAAATACATAAGGATCGAAGCTCTTACCTTCGTGAACTGTAATCTTCGGCATAATGCCTCCTCAACCTGAAACAGGTCGTACCTGATAGATTCTTGCAATATTAGCCCAAGGAACGAATGTAATAACAGTCTGTCCTTCAGGCGCACCTACGCTCTGATCCAAAACCTCGAAGAACATACCAGAAGGTACGTTACGAGTAGAGGCAACCCAATCAAAGTAGACGGTCTCATAGCTGTCACCAGATACAAGCTCTACAATAATCGGAGTCTCGTAGGTCATGTTGAAAATAATTGAACGATAGTCAGTCATTATCAAGCCTGTGGGTTGGGTAGGTTAGCAGGGGCACGCATAACGTGTAGATCACGTAGGTTGTACACAGTAGAACCTAGACGAGATACAGTACCTGGGTCAGCTACGTTCAAAGATACGTGAGTGTAACCATCAGAAAGTGCCTGAGCATCAACCTCAATAGCTACAACCAAGTTCTTCTGAGCTGCACCAGTAATAGTTCCAGTAGTATCAGCGATGGAGATAGTAGCTGAAGCTGCCTGGTTTACACGCTGCCAAGTCTCTGAACCTGCTGCCTGAACCTTGATGTAGAAGTGATCAACAACAGCTAGGTTAGCTGAAGTTCCACCAGAACCAGCTGTATGCTGCTGAAGAGTGAAAGTTACAGTTTCAGTACCTGATGCAGCAGCTGCAAGAGTCTGAACAATCTGTACACCACCAGCATTACGTAGGCTGACACGCTTACCTGTTGAACCTGCTGTAGTAAGATCTACAGGAACAGCTCCAACAACAACATCGTTTAGTCTTCCTAGTGCTTCCATTATTATTACCTCATAGTTTCTGTCAGGGGGTTTATTGCCTGACTAGATGGAAGAAAGGGCAGGGGCTTGATGTTATCTCCTGCCTGCCCTTTCCTGTTATTTTAGCGAGCCTCTAGCTGAACGAATGGGCTTAGAGTAGGTCCACCGTTCTGAGGTGTGATAGCTGCGTTCAACCATGGACGACCATCTACACGCTCGATAACACGGTAAACAGTCTTGTCTGAAGTGAACTTAGCGTGAGCTGAAGAATCAATCACCATAGTCTGACGGTCACCGATCAGGTACATGCTCAGGTCCACGAATGCGATATCTCCAAGGTCACCTAGAAGTCCAGCCTTTTCTGTAATAATAACTGGGCGTCCTAGTAGAGTTAGAGTAGGAGTTCCTGTACCGTCTGGTAGCCAAACAGCAGATCCACCTACGTTTTCAGTGCCAGCTACGTTCTTCACAGTAACTGTCATGTTAGCTAGCTGAGGAAGAGCCTCAGGAGTTACTAGCCATACAGCCTTGTTCAGAGAAGTAGGTAGCATACGTGCGTACATCTTTAGGATGTTGTTCCATACGATTGTGTCAGCAGCCTGTGAGCTTTCCTTGCTTACAGTAACAAGAGCTGAGTTGTTGGCGTTAAGAACACCAAGAGGCTGACCTACACCAGTACCCTTAAGGAATGCTAGATCCTCAAAGTAGGCAATAGCCTGTGGGAATAGCTGGTTGATGTATAGGTTGAATCCGCCTGCTGCATCACGTACAAGCTCGTTGGTTACAGTAGCTAGAGCAGTCAGCTTCCAAGCCTCAAGACTTACGGATGCGAATGATGCCTGGCTCTCAGCAAGTTCAGCACCTTCCTCAGTCCAGTAAGCTGTAATACCACCATATACAGAACCTGCATTTGTAGTAGTATCAATAGCTGGGAAACGTAGCTTTAGGCTAGCCATAGGAACAACAGTCGCGCGAGGACGAACAATGCTAGACTCTAGAGAAGTCTGTAGTAGACCTGCACGGAACTCCTCAGGTACTAGGAATCCACCCTCAGATGGAACCTTCTCCTGATAGGTGTTCTGTAGATTACGTACAATCTCTAGCTTCTTAGCCTGAGCATCAGATGGGTTAACACGATCGTAGAATACGCTACGTGCAAAGTCACCGAAATCTTCGAACTTACCATCAAGTGCAGTACCTACAGCATGCTTGTTGTAGATAGGAGCATAGCTGGTTGCCTGACCTGTTGGTACGTTAAGCTGGTTGGCTAGTTCTGTGTTCTGGTTCTTTAGTAGTTCAGTCAGGCTGTTTTGTACCTGCTCCTGAACCATACGCTCAACCTCAGGTGCATTAACCTTAGTTGCCTGCACATACTCGGTTACCGCATTCTTGAAAGAACCATCAGTCACAGCAGCCTTGAAAGCTTCTGGGGTTTCCAGACCTGAGACGAAGTTCTCAAAATCTGCCTGGTTACGAATAGTCATCATGCCTCCTTTAAGGCGTCTCTAAGAGCATTAAGTAGAGCGTCCTTAAGGAGGACTGGCTCTTCACTAGTTACTTTATCGGCAGGAATACCATCAGGATCTGGGGCATTGTTCCTACCTTTATAATTAAATCCAGAGTTGGTCAAAGTTAATTCCATCTGAATAAGGTTGGCTGGAGATAATGTACGTCCAGCTACTTCATCGGCTAGTCCAGCAGCAACAGCTTCCTCAGCTGTATACCATGTCTCAGCCTGCATTCTCTTTCTCCAAGTCTTGACATCTCCACCTGCACGGTTAGCATAAAATGCTGCAATGTTGTTAGAAGTTGAATCCAGCAATGCACGGAATTCATCAAGACCTGATACGTTACCGTTGAATACTCCCATAGCATCATGGATCATAAGCTGTGTTCCATGACCCATAACGATATGATCGGCTGCTTGGATAAGAAATGATGCAGCAGATGCGGCTACCCCATCAACGTATGCAGTCTTATATGCCGGGTGATTCTGCAATGCGTTGAAGATAGCAGTAGCCTGGAATACATCTCCACCTAAAGAATCCACATGGATGTCAATCTTATCTGTGCGAATCTTGTGGATCTCGGGTACTACATCAGTAGCTTGAATACCATCATAGCCACCGATCGCATTCAAGATGTACAGCTTGGTGATCTCACCGCTGTTATCAATTCTGAACTTGTCCATTGTCACTCCTGTTGATGAATGGGATCTCAGGTAGGTTGAATGCCTTCATGGTAGCTACCGGATCAGCACCTGCATTGATCAACGCAACAGCTGCCTGTACACGAGAGTCACGATCAGCAATAACCTTAGAAGTATCCTCGATTTCAATATCGTCATAATCGAATTCCAAACCTACAGTAGTAGTACCGAACAGAGGTAGGAATTCATTATTCAGTGCCTGCTTGAATCTTTCCAAACGAGGCTTCAGCTTATACTTGGCGTAATTAGCTTCTTGTGCTTCGTTGTTAGCACGGTTGACATCATCAACAATGCCGAGCATAGACTTGGATACACCATAAGCTTCACGGATCTTTTCAGCAGTGAAGTTACGCAACTCAAGGAATTGCATATCAGCTTGAGTGTACTTCAATTCCAGATAGTCACCTGATTCCATGAAAGCAACTCTGTTAGCGTTATGGATACCACGATGCTGCATTTCCCAACGCTCAAGCAACTTCTTGAACTGCTCATCGCTCATGTTCTGATTCAGCTTGACAACACCGCCTGGCTTAGCACCATTACGGAAGAATGATTTCTGCCAGAACTCTGCTAGTTCATCACCATCAATAGCTGGAAGTAAAGATGTAACCGGAGACAATCCTCGATAAGGATCGTTTGGGTTAGGCATACGTAACTGGATAACATCTTCCTTCTTCAGCGGGCGCTCAAGCCCATCAGGCTGACGGTAGGTGTAGCCCAGAAGGAAATCATCTTTGGACTTGACTACACTCATCCTGTCTGGACGAGCAAGCCAGATACCAATAACAATTCCATACTGAGAGTTACGCTCGATGATAAACCAAGCCTCACCAGTAAGATCGATATGCTGCTGTGCTGCCTCGAACAGATCCTGACGAGTATCAAACTGAGTAGGCTTGTTAAGCACAGACAGAGCTGCATGGCTTACTACTTCCACACGCTCATCTTCTGCACCTGATGTAGCCTTACGGTATAAACGCCAATTAACCTGAGCTGTAGTTGATGCCAGAAAGTTAACGATGGAGAACAAAGTAGATGAACTCTCGTAACTTGCTAGTAGTGGAGAATACTCAGGCTTACCTCCACTGTACATTGTGCCTGGGAGATCAGGAGTATAAGAAATAGGTGCCTTATTCTCCAGGACGTGCCCAAATAAACTTCTCATTCTTTACCTCCACTTAACCATTCTGCGGTGAAGAAGGCAAGCCCCAATACCACAAAGCCAATAATAATATGACCGAAGAATGCCGCAATCACCATAGAAGCTAATCCTGCCAGCATATTGAACTTGGTTCGATGCATAGCCATGATGCGATTGAACCTGTTGCTTATACCTTTAGGCTTATGTAACCTAGCTTGTGCTGCCTCTACTCGTGACTTCTGCATTTTGATCCTGATGTTATCTCGTGCTGACTTAAAGTTCTCCTTGACTTTCATGTTGCATAACCCCATCTGAACTTAGGAGTAAGATCCTGATAGGCTACTGCATAACGCATAGCATCCATACCGTGATCATACTGTTTGACCGGTTCTTCTTTCTTGGTGTTCCAGATATAACGTACAAACTCCTCAGCTGTACATGTAGGAAGCTTACGTTCCACCAAGGATGGATCTTTATTTACGAGAGCATCCTTGAATATATACAGCCTAGGCTTACCATCTACTTTTTTATTCAATCGGTCCTGGACCATCTGAATGCCCTCAGAGACCTTCTTGTGCGCAGCTCTGGTGGACATACCTACTACACGTTCGAACAGCGGGCGACCTTGACCATCATGATCAGCTACTATCGCACTAGGTTGTGGTTCTATCCACTTACCTTCATCGTCTGTTACTGTATCCATAACAATACGAGCATGCTCGTCAGCTGTCTTACCGGTGAAGTAGAACTCACGATACAAATACATCCTGCCATCACCATCGATAGCCCAGTTCTGAACTACTGTAGGGTTGGTAACACCAAAGTCCAAAGACCAGATGCGATCCCAATCAGAAGGAATGTCAAAGCTATCAATAAGATGTAAGTTGGTATCGAATGTATCGTAGATCAAACCTTCTGCTCCTGCCCACTTACCGTCACGAAGACGAAGCTTACGGATGCCGGTCAGGTTATCTAGTGTCTGCATATAAGCTGCACCTTGTACAGTCATAGAACCATCAGCATCAAAGAACCTAGGATTCTCCTCATGCTTGGTCTCATACATCTTGGTAAGCCCGGCATCACAACGCATCTTCAACCAATGAGTGGGGGCTTCAGGGTTACAATCAGCCAGAAGTTGCTGGAAGCTGACCTTGCCATTACGCAAACGAGTAGTAATAGCTTCCCAATCTTCCTCGTTTAATTCAGTAGCTTCCTGTACATAAGCAAAGTCATACTCACTAGACATGATCTTGGTAGGCTTATCCATACCACCAATAGAAATAGTAGAGCCATTAGAGTAGATATATCCAGCAGGCTTAGCACCTGAGCCACCATACCAATAAACAATTCCAGCAGCTATTGCTTCCGGAAGAACATAGTCTTCTAATGTTCGTAAAGCTGTAGATGTCAAGGATGTATGTGTCTTACGTACGATCAGTGCTTTCATTCCAGGATTGAGTAAACACATAGCATGTAGTTTCTCCAGAGCAGCCCTTGACTTACCTGTACCAGCCGGACCTGCAAGTAGGATCTGCTCTGAACGGTCTTCCATAATTGCACGTGCGGAGCCTCGTGGTGCAAACCTGTGTACACTCATGTCATCTTCTCCGGGTCTACTCCCTCCACCACGTAACTAACTCGATCGTTGGATTCGATCTTGGTGGTGTAGGCTCCCATTTCTTTTGCAACAGCAT